TGTACCCGTCAACGACCTGACCCACGTTAAACTTTGACAGCGCGGTGTAGAAGTCAGCGTAATTTGGCTGTGGGCCTTCGTAGCCACGGAGCGTGTAGTTTTTATTAAAGTAGTCGGCCATCGCCTCACGCTGTTGCCGCGCGACTTCCATCTGGCTGTACAACTTTTGCAGCCGCTGGGCGTTAACCTCTGGGCTTAATGTTGGGTTGTACGCACGCGAAATTAACTGCTCACCCTCTTTCTGTGCGAACTGTGCGCCAAGCACCAGCTTTAAGTTTCTCTGGACCACCTCTTGGATTTGCTCTTTCGCGTTCTCAGCTTCTGGGTTAACGAGCCCAAGTAGGCCAACGTTATTAATTAGGCCAATGGTAGGGCCTGTGAGCTCTGCGCCTTTTTCCAGTTGCTGCAGGACGGTATTGACCTGCGCCACCTGCGCCGCCATATCTGCCCCGCCGCCTCTGGTCCACTCAAGATGATCTTTTGCGTAGGCCTTATCTAGTGCCTCTAGACCCGGTGGCAGCTTGTTATCGTTCATGTTAAAAGTAGTGCCGCCGCCAATCTTGGCAACCTTTGTGCCCTGTGGCGTGGTGGTGACGTTATACATTGCCTGCGGGTCATAAGCGCCGCCGCCCGGTCCTTTGTTAAGTTGTGCGCCCGACATCTGGTTGATGGTTTCCCTGCCCTTCATCTTCTCAGTTGCGTAGGCCTTAAAAATCTCCATGTACGCATCTGGATTGGCTTGGATGGCCTGTAAGGCGGTTTTTGCAAGCGGGTCTGTCGCCGCCGCTGATTTCAGTGCGGCAATGGTTGAGTTGGCTCTTGTTTTTAGCCGCCTATTTTCCTGCGCGGTCTGTATGGTCTGCGCCGCCGATGCCGCAATGCCCTGATCGGGGTTAAGGCGCATGGAGTTAAGACCCATCTGCAGTCGAGCCATTTTCTCAGGGTCGTTGCGTAGGTTTTGAAAGCCTGCGCCTATCCGTGCAAGTAAGCCTTGCTGCTCTTGAGGCTGTTGCTGTGCCTGTGGCGCTGTCTTGCTTGGGAATTGTGCCCCGTACTGCTTGGCAATGTTTAAGCGCTCAATTTCTTGAGCCATTAATTCTTCCTGCGTCATTAGGCGCCTCCTAAAACGGCTTTAGCAATAATTTTTCTCAGCGTGTCAGAGCCGCCATCCTCACCAATTAGTGATAGCAGGCCGCCTGCAGCGGTGGCTTCGGTAGACTTTTGAACACCTATGGGGAGCCCACCAGTGATTAGCCCTGTGCCGTAAGGCGCCATCTGAGGCTGAATAGCCTGCATCACACCACCGCCGCGCTGTACAGGTGTCACGCCAATAGGGTTGATTGGCGCCATGCCCTGGTAGTTAGAGTTAGCAAGGTTTTGCATCATCTGATCCATCATAGACGCCTCTGGAACCTCTGGTGGAGCAACTTCTGGCGCTGGCATAAAGGCCGGTGTAACCTTAATATCTGCGGCCATATCTTTATTGTTGGCCATCAGTTGCTGCATCGCTATTTTGCGTAGTCGCTCTTCAGCGTCTAAATTTGGATCGTACATTTACATCATCCCCGCGCCGAGTGTTAGGTAATCAAACAGGCCAGGCTGCTTGCTTGTGGTGGTTGTCTGCGGTACAGGTGACGAGCCAATTGCCTGAGATAGCAAGCCGATGCTCTGATAGGGGCTGCTTGTGTAGCCCTCAAACTGATTTTTAGCGCCATCAATGAGAAGCTGGTTAAGGCCTTGCTTCATCGCGCCGTCCTGCGCCAAGTTGCTTGTCAGCGTCTGACCCATGCCAAACCCAAGGTTGGACAAGTTGCCTAACTGATTGCCTGCCGAGAGACGTTGTTGTGACGCGGCTAGGCCTGCGTTTTGGTTCGCCATCTGCGCCGCCTGCGCCTGCTGCGCGTTAAACACGGCCGCCTGATTTGCCGCCGCCTGGTTTGCCATCGCCGTCTGCTGGGCTAGATTTGCTGTAAGGCTATCTGCCTGAAGGTTTGTGCTCTGGTTGGCAAGGTCGGCTCTTAGGGTATTGCCGATGTCGGTAATACCCATCTGCTGCGCGTTATTAAATCCAGCCTGACGCAGAGTTGCCGCCGTCTTGGCCGCCTGGTCGTAAAAGTTGCGGTTGTTTTCTGCCTCTCTCAAGGCGTGGCGTGACCCGCCAAAGGCACCTGCTGCTGTGGCATTTGCGCCGCTACCTTGTTGCTGCAGTTGACGCGCTCGATCAAGGTCTGACAGCGTGTTATTAACCACCGTATTCTCGTAAGGGTTAACGTAGGCAGAGAGATCGGTATTGGCTAATTGACTAGCCCTCACATTCTGCGCGGCAACGGTGGGCGATGCGCCCAGTCGGTCGGCCTGATAGCTGCTGGCGGTTATCTCTGTAGGGCGGTAATCCATCTCCCGTCGAGCGCCACCGATGGCGTTATTGATGCCTGCCGCCGCCGTTTGGTTAATGTTAGGCGCGCGTCCTACACCGCCCTGCACCATGTTGTTAGGTCTTTGTGCTACGCCTTGAGCGCCACCATTTGACATGCTTACTTCCTCTTTATTTAGACCGAGCAAAAGCGCATGGCGACCCTTTGGCCGCGCACGTTGCGCATAGCGGTTATTAAGTTACTACTGGTAAATGGTTTAGCCGCGCCTGTTAACTAAGCGCGGCAGGTTGCTGCGTAATTGTGTAAGGAGATACAGAAGCAACAGTTTATGAAAAGAAGGGAGGATATCTAAAGTAAGGTAAGTCCGGTATGTCGGGCTCAACAACATTAGGGTCAACAAATAGGTCGTTGTAGGCTTGGGCCTGACCAGGGCGCGAGCGCTCAAGGTCGGCAACCGCCATATCAAATATCGGAAATGATGAGTAGGCCGACACGCCACCAAAGTCCTGCGCCTGTGGCATACCCGCCATCGCGTCGAGGTTGGGGTCTACAAGGCCAAAGGCCGCCGCCGCATCGATGTTAGACTGCATGGCCTGCTGCTGTGGCTGTGTAAACCCGGCAACGTCTGGACCCATGTAGGGCATATACCCGACCTTTTGCAAGTCCTCGGATCGCGCGATGTTGCGGATAGAGGGCTGTTCAATCCACTTAGGAATCTCAACCTGTGATGTTTGGCTCCCGCCTTTACCACCTGACATACTATATCTCCTTCGATAGTGTGGTGAACGCCTCGGTCCACCCTTTTGATTTCAGTACTCTTGACCAGCCTTTACGCCCGGCAATCGTCATACCCGTGCAACCCGCCGCCCGTGCGAACTCAACAGCCGAGTCATCCATTTCTACAATCTGATCTTTCTCGCCCCCGGCTAAGAAGATGTGAAACACCTTTTTTCTTGGGAACACAATAATCTCTGTGACCGCACAGCCCCTCTCGGCAGGCCAGAACTGCATCCTGCCCGTGACAATGCCCTCAACAATATCTTCATAAAGGTGCGTGCCGCCAGAGTACGACAGCGCCGCCTCGATCCACGGCCTGCACCGACTGAGCTCCTCGTTTAGGCTCACTGGTGGACTCGATCAATCGCCACCTGCACCGCAGGGATAGCAGGTACTGGCGAGGATGCCGCCGTGTTAGGTAGAGTTAGCCCCGTGTTTGAGGCCGCATAGAACACCTTGAGGTAGTCACCTGCAGCGACTGTTACAAGGGCCGTATGGGTGATTGTGTCGTCACCTGAGATGACCTTCTTTACGGCGTAACCGTCGGCCCCGTTGACGTTAACCCAGAGGTATCCGGTGTAACTACTTGCGGCTGTTGCCTGGGCTGTGATGCTGACTCGCAAGAGTCCTGCGTCGGTGACATCGATCTTTGTCGCGTCACTGCCATTGATCGCAAGACCGTCATTCGCTGTCGCGGTGTTAAATGTGACCGCATAACCTGTATTCGCCTGCGCTGGTGTCTGCGTAGATGTCGCATAAAACTGCCCACAGCCTCCTTTAATAAGTAGTTGCTTAAACGTGCCTGATTCAGACATCACCGGGTAGCCGTTCGTGTCGTACAGCAAGACCCCGTCATTGGCCGCCGAGTCGCCTGCAAGGTAGTACGCAAGCTGAGATCGCGTGGCACTCAAGTTGTCCAGTAGGCGCTTTGCCCACAGCTTCCAGTCAGGCCCAATGGGTTGCGGTAGCTGAAAACTCAACGCCTGCCACCCTCAACGACATTGAGCCGCATCTTGCCAGTACGCCAGTTGTTTAGGCTAGACCCGTTAATTCGCATACGTATTTGACGCCCCTGAAAGCGCGCGCCTGTCGGATTGGACAAGGTATATGGCCCGTGGCTTGTCTCCTCGCCGTTGGGATAAAAGCGCGACTTGAAGGTCAGCGTACACTCGCCCTGGGTCTTCTCATCTGGGATGATTTTGTTGACCTTGACAATGCTATCGCCAGAGCCAATCGAGATCGGACCAGACTCTAAGAACGGCTCAGAGTCATGGCTGTAGCCTACCTCATGGTTGTACAGGTTGCCGCCTCCGTCAAACCACAGCGGCGACCTAAACGCGCCAACATCGACACCGGTGGTGCGTGATAGCGTGCCTATGTTCCAGTGGCCTTCTTTATAGTCATAGACTACATAGCGGTCATTCTCGGTGCTCGCCCCAGATGGGTAAAACCACCACACCTCGCCAAACTGCGCGTTGTGAATCGCGCACACCTTTGAGCGTTGCGCCTCGTTCATGTCAGAGAACACGTAATCCAGAACGTCGCAGGCCATCTCCTGCACCGACGAGCCGTTAAACTGATAAAAGCCTGACGGCCCCATCCAGAATGCGCCCTCATCGACACCAACCGCCGCCTGCTGCGAGATAATACCGCACGCACTACCAACACGGGTAAAGCCGTAAACAAAGGGAGGCCCGGCGTAGGTCGCCGTGTGCGCGTCAGAGGTTGTCAGTATCAGCGACGCGCCCTTAACACGCACGCCGCACATAATCTGCCCGGTGGTCTGAAGCTCAATGTCACCCGCCTGATTAGTTGCCGCAGGCGTCCACAGGTTGTTATTTTCCCTATCGCACCAGGCGATCTTTTGCGGGTTGCCACCGGAGGCCAACGCGAACACAAATCGCTCGTCAGTCACCATGATCGCCGTGTTGTTAATTGGCGCGTTACTCAGTACCGCCGCCGCAGACGCATTATTTAGCTGCCACTCGTAAATTTTGCCGTCACTCGATGAGCAGGCAATCAGGTACTGGCCAAAGGTATCAAGTGACCAAGTTGTCACAGGCGCAGGCACACTGCCATCTCTCGGCGTGCCATAGCGGTCTAGGCCAAAGGTCTGCGCGCCAAAGCCATAGTTCACAGGCGCATCGACGTTGCCTGCAGTTAACCCCGCAGGCGTTATGTCCGTTGCAACAGCGCCCTGATTTAGGGCGTACAGCTTGTTGTACGTGCCTGCCGCAATATGCGCATCACCTAAATGGTCCTTCCATGCGACGGCGCCTCGTGGCGTCGATGCCGTGGCAGAGGCCCTGCGTATGTCCCAGCCGCCAATCGGCCGGCCAGACCCGT